AATTTTTTGAATTGTACGATAAAATTATAACTTTATGAATGTAGTAAGTTTATTTAATGGAATGAATACAGGCAGACAAGCTTTAGAGAATATTGGTATAAAAGTCAATAAATATTATTCAAGCGAAATTAAACCTTATGCAATAGAATTAACACAACATCACTTCCCTGATACTATTCAAGTTGGAGATGTAACCAAATGGCGTGAGTGGGATATTGATTGGAAAAGTATTGATTTAATATTAAGTGGTTCACCATGTCAAGATTTATCCGCAGCTGGTAAACGAGCAGGAATTAATGGAAGCAAATCAAGTTTGTTCTTTGTGTTTGTTGATATACTTAATCACATCAAATCGCATAACATTAATGTATTGTTTTTACAAGAAAATGTAGGAAGTGCATCAAAGTTAGATGTTGGTATTATGTCAAGAGCATTGGGAGTTTACCCTTGCCGTATAAATAGCTCACTTGTAACAGCTCAGTTGCGTGATAGATATTATTGGTCAAATATCAGAACAAAACAAGATGGAATGTTTGGAGATTTAGTAACTGATATTCCACAGCCAAAAGATAGAGGAATAATGTATAAGGATATTATTACTGATGGTTATGTTGAAAGGGTTAAAGCCTTAGCATTATTAGAAAGTAAAAGTAGAGCTTGTACAAGTCAAGATAGTATTAAAAAAAGAGCATCAAAACAATTTATTAATATGATTTACGTTAATAGAGATAAAGCTCATTGTTTACTTCAAGGCGATTATAAAATGTTTATTAAAGATGAAATTAAACAAGATATTTATTTAAAAAAAAGAATTGCAAATGGTCAAAAAACACCTAATTTAATACATAATGATTTAGTAAGAACAGTTAACCAAATAGAGATGGAACGTTTGCAAGGATTCCATGATGGTTACACTTCAATCTTATCAAAAGCAAAAGCTGGTAGTTTATTAGGCGATGGTTGGACTTTACCAGTTATTGAGCATATCTTTTCTTTTATTAAAAAATTGTAAAACTATGATAGGTTATGAATTATTAAAAAATATTGATACAATAAAATTTTTTTATAAAAATGAATTAATTGGAACTCCATTTAATTTAAATCAATTAATTTCTTATTATGGAAAAAATATAATACCAATTAAAAAAGGGATATATATTTTATTTTACAAAGATTGTATTGTTTATGTAGGTATGAGTAAAAATATTAAGACAAGATTATTAGGACATCTTAGAGATACTGAAATGATATTTGAGCATTGTATTTGGTTTTGTATGGAAGATAGTAGTATTGAACAGATATTAACTATTGAAAAAAATATGATAAAAAAATTTAAACCATCATTAAATAGTTTTCATTTAGATTATTTCAAATAACTTCGCAACAATATTATAATGTGTGGTAGCATTATTAATTAAACTTTTTGGCTCGAAGATTTAGGCAGCGACTACCACAGCACCTAAGTCTGAGAGCCTTTTTTATTTTTATGAACAAATCATATTATTTCTCGCACGATTATACAGCTTCCGAAGATGTTAAAATTTTATACTTAAGGCAAGAATTAGGAATGGAGGGCTATGGCATTTATTGGTTTATAGTTGAACGTTTGGCAGTTGCTGGTGGCAGATTGCCTATGAAAATAATACCAGTATTAGCTATGCAAATGCAGTCAACTGAAACGAAAGTAAAAGCAGTTATTCAATCATTTGAATTGTTTACTATGGAAGAGAATAAATTCTTTTCTCAAAGACTTTTGCAAACTATTGAACTTAGGCAAACGCTACAAAATAAAGGCAAAGAGGGTGCTGCTAAACGCTGGGCAAAAAATATTGATAACTCAAAAAATATGGTGCTATGATAAATTTTGAATCAATACAGGAACTTAAACAAGCTGCATCATTACTTGATATAGTTAGCAGTAAAATTAAACTTAAAAAAGACGGTGCTAATCATTCAGGACTTTGCCCATTTCATAATGAAAAGTCGCCATCTTTTAAAGTTAAAGGTGATATGTATAAATGTTTCGGTTGTGGCAAAAGTGGAGATGTATTTTCTTTTGTTATGGAAACTGATAACACCACTTTTTTTGAAGCTGTTAAAAAAGTAGCAGCATCTATAAATTTTGAACTTAAAGAAGATACAACTAACTACATCAAACCAGTTGAACGATTAACTAAATTGAATGATAAGTTTTTGCAGCATTTTGAAATCAATCGAAAAATATCAAATAATACTTTGTTAAGATTTAATATAACAGAAAGCATTGAATGGATGCCAAAAGCAAAAGCAGATATTCCGGTAATTTGTTTTAATTATTACAAAGACCAGCACCTTGTTAATATCAAATTTCGTGGTGCAAATAAAGACATGAAGCTGGCAAAGGATGCTGAACTTATATTCTACAATTTAGATGCAATTAAAGATGACAAACAATGTGTAATTGTTGAGGGTGAAATAGATTGCTTATCAATGTATGAAGCTGGAGTATATAACTGTGTTAGTGTTCCAAATGGTGCAAATGTTAATGGTAAAGTAAATATTAAATACTTAGATAATTGCTTTGATTATTTTGCTAATAAAACAAAAATAATAATTGCAACTGATAACGATCCAGCAGGAAAAAGACTAAGTGATGAATTGATTAGAAGATTTGGCAAAGAACGCTGCTATAAATTAGAGTTTCCTGAAGATTGCAAAGATGCAAACGAAATACTTTGTAAGTATGGCAAAGAGCATTTAAAGTCACTTACTAATAATGCTAAAGAGTTCCCTATTGATGGAGTTCATACTATGGAAGATATGGAACATGATTTGAATGATTACTATTTAAACGGTTACCCTAAAGGTGAAAGATTTGGTTTAGGTTCATTTGATGATTTGCTACAGTTTACAGGTGGGCAATTTACAACAGTTACCGGCATACCTAATGGAGGTAAATCAGAATGGGTTGATAATATAATGGCTAAGTCTGTAATATCAAGCGGATGGAAGTGGGCAATATGTTCTTTTGAAAATTCACCGGCAACTTTTCACGTTACTAAATTAATGGAGAAAATAGTAGGCAAATCGTTTGCATTTAGACAAAATATAGACAATAGAATAAGTCAATGGGAGTTTGAACAATCAAAGCAAGTTATAAATGATTTTTTTTATTTTATGAATATAAATGCCTTAGATGTGACACTTGATGGCATACTTGAAAAGGCACTTGAACTAATTAAAAGAAAAGGAATTAACGGACTGCTCATTGATCCTTGGAACTACATAGAGCATAAAATACCAGCAGGATATACAGAAACACAATACATAAGTGAAAGTTTAACAAAGATTAAGACGTTCGCACTCAAGCATCAAATACATATTTTTGTAGTTGCTCACCCTACAAAGATGAGAAAAGATGAAAAAGGTAAGTTTGAAATCCCTAACCTTTACAGCATATCAGGATCGGCTCACTGGTTTAATAAAACAGATAATGGTATATGTGTTTACAGAAACTTTGACACAGGCATAGTTGATATTTATGTTCAAAAAGTAAGGTTTAGCTGGTTGGGTAAGGTTGATTTCTGTTCTTATACCTTTAATGCTGACACTCGGCAATATTTACCTATTATTTAATATTAAGTAAATACATTCAACATTATGAAAGTCAATAAGTTATTAATTTAATGACTTTTTTTATTTTATAGGGGCTATATAGCGGGGCTATAAGTACCCCATTAGCAGGGCTAATGCAAAGAAAGAAAGAAAGAAAGAAAGAAAGAAAGAAAGAAAGAGGTAGCTTTCGCTTTTTTTTGGTGGTTTAATAAAAACTTCTATAAATTTACAAAGTGAAAAGCACTAATGATATAATTACAGAGTTGTATCTTTGCAACGATATTGACAAAGTCATAAACACTTTGCCTGCATACTGTAAAGAAGATATCAAACAAAATGCTTTTTTGAAGTTGATACAAGTAAATAATTCGCTGCTTTTGGAATTATATAATAGTGGAAAGTTGAACGCATACGCTTATAGGGTCATTATAAACGAATTTAAGGACTTTATAAAGAAAAACAAGGAAAGTGTAGGGATTGAAAATATAGAGCTTAAAAACGAAGAATATGAAGAAATAAATATTAACTTTGATTCGTTGGAATGGTACGAATCAGAACTGCTTAAACTTCGAGAGCAACATACACTCCGAGGAATTGAGCAACTAACTAACATATCACACAATACTATAAACTCAATTTTGAATAATATTTCTAAAAAAATAATAAATGGAAAAGAAAAATACACCACAACTACAAAAATTTGATTACAATGAATTCTTAGAAGCTAATAAGTTTCTAGCTGAAAGGATAGATTTAGACATTGACATCTACCCTGGTGATGATGATTTAAAGACATTTCAAAAAATAGCAAAAACAATCGATGCTGATAGATATTTCACTATCTACGGATGCCAGTCTTGCATTCGTGACCTAGTTAAATTTGTTTACGATAATCAAACTAACAATGCCAAAGCCTAAACTTATAGAAACTCCGGATAAGCTTTTATATTTATTTGATGAATATAAAAGAGTGACTAAAATAAATCCAGTACGTAAACACGTATTTGTAGGTAAAGATGGAAAATCTGATTTTGAAGCTAGAGAGAAACCATTGACGTTTGAGGGATTTAAAAATTATTGCAGAAGAATGATATGTGAAGTTGAACAATATTTCATAAATCCTGATAATAGATATAGTGAATATGTTAGTATCTGCCGTATGATCAAGGATGAAATTAGAGAAGATCAGATAGTAGGCGGAATGACAAACATTTATAATCCATCTATTACTCAAAGACTTAATAACCTTGTTGAGAAAACACAAACAGAAGTAATAGAGCAGCCTTTATTCCCAAATGAATAGAATTAAAAAACATATTCCATATTCAAAAGTAGGTGACATCGCTAAAATAGGTTATCTGTATTATCAATGTATTGATGTTGATTTATGGCAAATAACTGAAAACCAAAAATATAATTTCTAAATGTTCATAAGAACAACTGCGATAAACAAAATACTCAAACTTAATAAGTTTATACGTGGTGTTCAAGGTGGCACTAGTGCAGGAAAGACTTACGCAATACTCCCCATCCTTATAGACATAGCTGCAAAAAATAAACAGACTGATATATCAGTAGTCAGCGAATCAATACCACATCTTAAACGTGGTTGTATTAAAGACTTTAAAAAGATAATGGTTGATACAGGGCGTTGGGTTGATGGTCGATGGAACGCCTCAGACTTTAAATACAACTTTGCAAATGGTTCACAGATTGAGTTCTTTAGTGCCGATAGTGATGCAAAATTAAGAGGTGCAAGGCGTGACTGGCTTTATATGAACGAGTGCAACAACATTGTTTTCAATGCTTATAATGAGTTAGCAATGAGAACGAAAGAGGGTATATTTTTAGACTGGAATCCAACAAACTCATTTTGGTTTCACACCGAATTGCAACAAGATAGCAATGTTGATTTTCTTACTATTAACTACTTAGATAACGAGGCGTGTCCTGATAGTGCAAAAGACTTTATTATAAACGCTAAACGTAAGGCAGAAACTTCTACTTTTTGGGCGAATTGGTATAAGGTGTATGGGTTAGGTGAAATAGGCAGTTTGCAAGGTACTATCTTTAATTTTGTTCAATGTGATGATATACCAGCACAGGCTCAACTAATAGCCTATGGGATTGACTTTGGTTTTACAAATGACCCTACTGCAATGGTAGCAGTTTATAGATACGATAAAGAACTTTACATTGATGAGTTGATTTATGAAACTAAACTTACTAATCAACAACTAGTACAACGATTTAATGAGTTAGGTATTAAAAAAGAATATCAAATAATCGCAGATAGTGCCGAACCTAAATCAATAGCTGAATTAAGAATAGGCGGCTACTCATCAACTATGCCGGCAAAAAAAGGGGCTGATAGCATAAAGGCATCAATCAACCTACTACAAAACTTTACTTTAAATGTAACCTCACAATCAACTAATGTAATTCGAGAATTGCGAAATTATAGATGGGATGAAAACAAAGATGGTAAACAACTTAACACACCTATTGATAAGTTTAACCATAGCATTGATGCAATCCGTTATGTGGCACTGAATAAAATAAACAAGGTTACTGGAGTTTACACTATCGGTTAATCAAACATTCACGTTAAAAATTAGTTATATACTTATGACTTTAAAGCAGTATCAAGTTTGCTATTCAATTAACGAAATAATCAAAGATGACATTGAAAGAATGGCAATGATTATTTGTGAATTGTGGAACAAGTCACCTGATGATGTTGATAATTTGACTAGAAAGCAGTTTGTTAAATACTGCGATAAGGTAGAAAAGATATTTGCAAAAGGTTTTAAAAAACCAATTTACTCATTTCGCAAATTGCAAACAGATGCAACTAAATTTACATTTGGGCAGTTTATAGAGATGCAGCATTGGTTGAAGAAGTCACCTATTGACAATTTGCATTTGGTAGCTGCAACAATAAGCAAGTCAAAAAAAGAACATGATGTTAAAGCAAACTACTTTTTAAATCATAATGCGAGTTATTGCGTTAATGATTGCCTTGCAGCTATTGATAGTTTGAATGTGTTAGTAAGCAAGTTTAAAGGGTTGTTTGAACTACCTGAGAATGATGCTGAAGATTTGCAGGAGTTTGACAAGCAAGAGAAACTAAACAAGCATCCTTTCATTGAAATAGATGGGTGGACTTATGCAGCTAGAGAGGTAGGCGAATGGCTGGGTTTAAATGTTCATCAAGCTTATGAGTTGGGAATTATGGAAGCATTGAACACACTAAGCACTTTGAAAAGGAAACAAGATTACGACAAGCAAATGAACAAGTAATGGCAGCAATTAACTTAGACTGGTTGGAAGATAGTGGAACTGCAAAGAGTGAATTTGTTGCAGTAGGCACGCAGGATAAACTAACACAATTAGCTGCTCAATATTCTATTGCTTTGGCTAAAAAGTTGGGTGATGTAGATGCAAGTAGTAGCGGAGAATTAGCAGATAGTATTCAACCTTTATCTATTCAGGTTAAGGAGAATATTTTTTACGTTGACATTGTAGCTGCTAAATATGCATCATTCATAGATGAGGGTGTAGATGGTTGGGCAAATAGTAGAGGTTCACGTTTTAAGTTTAAGACCAGGGGAGTTGATCCAAAAGGGGAAATGGTTAAAAGTGTTAAAGATTATTTAGTTCGTGAAAATAAAATATCACAATCTAAGTATGCGGTTTTAAATAAAAAAGGTAAGGTAAAAGATAGGCAAATACAAGCTGCGACAACTGTTGCCTATATGATTAAAAGAATGGGAATTAAAGCAACTCACTTTTGGCGAGATGCTACAACTGAATTTAGCAGCATAGTTGAGAAAGAGTTAGGAATGAGCGTAAAAATAGACATAATAAATAATTTTAAATAATGACTTTTGAAACAATACCAGATAATTATCAATCAGTAAATGACATATTAGTTTATGTTGTTTACGATGCTAATGCAGTAGACCCAACTAAATTAGATTATAAGTATGTGGCTGAGATATGGTGTGCAGGTGCAAAGGTTCACACTATGAGAACATACCCTAACCCTGTAAACAATAGAGGGATATTTGACACAGCTGCAATAATTAGAGAATCAATAACGCCATCACTAGCAACTGATTTAGGAACTGGAAAATGGTGGATTGATGTTCAAGTAAAGATTAGAGAAGAATACAATGGCACAGTTGGGGCTATAGTTGCAACATCTACATCAAAGAATTTCTTTAACACTTACAATGGTCGTGTTGATACATTGACAGCATTAAGCAGCTACACTAACAAAGTGCTAAGCAATAGACCTACTACTATCTATTTGCCGAGTGGTTGTGCTACTTTCTACATTCCATATTTCGCAGCAAGTACTTCAAGTTTCAATGTAACTATTAACGGAAGTACTACATCGGTAACTCCTGCAGCAGCAAACAGTTTAATAAATATCAATATTGCAAATAGCTTAACAGCAGATTATACAGTTGTCATCAATGGCGTTACTTATAATGTTGTAGTGTCTTGCAGTGGTTTATATGATAACTACATTGTTCACTTTCTAAATAAGTTTGGTGGTTTTGAATCAGTACTATTTAACAAGGTAAGTAAAAAGACTTTTGATATCGAACGCAAATCATTTCAACAGTTACCTTATCGAGTTAATAGTAGCGGAGTTGTTAGCATTAAATCATCAAACATTATGTATGAACAAAAGACAATGTTTGGCGTTAAGTTTAATGAAAAGTTAAGAGTATCAACAGACTTACTAAGCACAAATGAGTGGTACTGGTTAAGCGAATTAGTTTGCTCGCCTATGGCTTACATTCAACAATTAGGAAGTAGCACACTATACCCTATGGCAATAGCAGCTAATAACTACGAATTTAAACAAACATTAGTAGATGGGTTGCAGCAATTAACCTTAGATGTTGAATTTAATAATGGGTACAAAACACAATATAGATAATGATAGAGTTATTTGTAGAAAAATATAGTGTAGATGTTGATAAGTCATTTAGTGTAATGCTTACTATGGCTATTGATGACATCAAGGACTTTTCGGCTAAGAATACAACATTTAGCAAAACGATTATATTACCAGGGACTAATCGAAACAATGTTTTGTTTGGTAATTTATTCGATATTAATGCAGGTAATAACTATACAACTTCATCGCCTAATACTGGTATAAATTTCAATGCAAGTGTTTCAGCTAATGCAATAATGTTTGCAGATAATATTCAAGTGTTTAAAGGCACATTCAGAATATTAGAAGTAGTCATAGATAATGGAATGATTGAATATGAAGCTGTAATATTTGGCGAATTGGGTGGTTTTGTTTCAAAGTTAGGAGCAGCTAAATTGGAAGAGTTAGACTTTTCTGCTTATAATCATACTTACTCAATAGCTAATATAACGAACAGTTGGACTATTGGATCAACAATAAGTCATACTGCTGGAGTTGGTGGGCTTACATTTATTGGAAGCACATTGATTATTTATGGTTATACTGTTGCTAACGTTGGCGTAGGAGATACAATTACAATTACTGGAACTTCTAATAATGGAACATACACCATTAAAACAATTAGTGATGACGGAACAGATACAACAATTGTAATTACTACAACTTTTGCAGTAGGTCAAAACACTAGTGGTACTGTTGTATTTTCTTATAGAACCGGCACTGGTTATTATTACCCACTTATCGATTATGGTAATTACTCAACAGATAAGAAAGATTATAAAGTAGGAACTTTTAGACCAGCTTTATTTGTCAAAGAATACATTGACAAAATATTTTCAGGGACAGGTTATAGCTATACTTGTGATTTATTTAATACAAGAAGATTTAAAGGTTTAATTATACCTAACAATAAA